AGATTCCACTCGAGCCAAAATGCTCAAATCTATGCTAGAATATGAGATAACGAAGTCCGAGGTGTCCCATGACTACAATACCAGAAGATCGTCTTGACCCAGATTGGGAAGACTACGAAGGTGTAATTGGATATAATACAGATGTTAAACAGTTTACTGTTCAGCTCTGTAGACACTTTCACTATTTCGAGGATAGAAAATCTGCTGAACAATGGCTAGAATTTAATAGATGATTTGTGAAATATATGATGATAAGTTTGATGCAAAATACTTGCATGAAATATTTTCGATACTCCAAGGTAGGTTAAGGTACAGGGCTTGTAATGTTGCAAATGCTGCATCATGGCCTTATCACCAAACAGGTACTCACAGATTATTTGGATCTCAAATTTTTAATAGAGAGCATCCTAATATTATAGATTATTTGGACAACGAGAATGCCCCTACATTCTTTAGTATGTTTGAATTTCTTTGTAGGTTGAAAGGTGTTGATAGTAGGGATATATATTTGTCAAGAATAGATATCAACCTTCAACATTCTGGATGTGATGGAACACTCCATATCGATTCTAATGGTCCTCAAGATTGGGATAGTAAAACGATGTTGGTTTTCCCTAACCCAACTTGGAAACAAGAATGGGGTGGTAAGTTTCAAATATTTGCTGAGAACGGTATTGATATGTTGGAAGAGCATGAGTATGTTCCTGGAAGAATACTAGTATTTCCTTCCCACCTACCACATAGGGGATTGGGTCCAACAGAACCTCACATTTATAGATACAGTATAGTATTCGGAGTGGTGCTTTAATGGCAACAGCTGACCATTATCTTGGTAACCCTAATCTAAAAAAGGTTGGGACTGAGATCAATTTCACCCAAGAACAAATACAGGAGTACCTCAAGTGTAAAGAGGATCCTGTATATTTTGCTATGAATTACATCAAGATTATATCTCTTGATGAAGGTATTGTCCCATTTAAAATGTGGGATTTTCAACAGGAGCTCATTGAAAAATTCCACAAACACAGGTTCAACATTGCTAAGTTGCCTCGTCAGACTGGTAAGTCCACTACGTGTGTCTCCTACTTACTTCATTATGTTCTGTTTAATGATAACGTTAACGTCGGTATTCTTGCTAACAAACTCTCCACTGCGAGGGATCTTTTAGGAAGACTACAGTTAGCATATGAACAACTACCCCAGTGGATGCAACAGGGTATTGTTGTTTACAACAAAGGTAGTATGGAGTTAGAAAATGGATCAAAGATACTGGCAGCTTCTACATCTGCAAGTGCTGTCCGAGGCATGTCGTTCAATATCATTTTCCTCGACGAGTTCGCCTTTATCCCAAATCATATCGCAGAAGCATTCTTTAGTTCTGTTTACCCTACTATTACTTCTGGTACAAAAACGAAAGTAATTATCATATCAACTCCATATGGTATGAATCATTTCTATAAACTATGGGTTGATGCACAGAAAGGTAGGAATGGATATGCATGGACTGAGGTACATTGGAGTAAAGTACCTGGCAGAGATGCCAAATGGAAAGAGACTACTATTGCTAACACATCTGAAAGACAGTTCACTCAAGAGTTTGAGTGTGAGTTCTTAGGATCTGTTGACACATTAATATCGGCTGCTAAACTGAGAACATTGGTTTACGACGATCCTATCGTAAAGAATGCTGGACTAGATGTTTATGAAGATCCTATTAGCGATCATGACTATATCATATGTGTTGACGTATCTCGTGGTTTATCACAGGATTATTCTGCCTTTGTAGTTATTGATATAACTAAAGCACCATGGTCATTGGTAGCAAAATATAGAAGTAATGAAGTAAGACCTATGCTCTTCCCCAACGTTATATACAACGTGGGTACCAATTATAATAATGCACACATCCTTATAGAAGTTAATGATATTGGAGAAGCAGTTGCTTCTAGTTTATTCTATGATATTGAGTATGAGAATGTACTCATGTGTGCTATGAGAGGACGTGCAGGTCAGGTAGTAGGTCAAGGGTTCTCAGGTAATAAGACACAGATGGGTGTCAAGATGTCCAAGACTGTTAAGGCACAAGGATGCTCTAACCTGAAGCATCTTGTAGAAGATGACAAGCTACTTGTTAAGGATTATAACATTGTTGCTGAGCTAACTACCTTCATACAAAATAAGCAATCGTTTGAAGCAGACGAAGGGTATAATGATGATCTTGTAATGTGTTTAGTTATCTTTGCATGGTTAGTGCAACAAGATTACTTTAAGGAGATGACGGATCAAGATATCCGTAAAAAGATATATGAAGAACAAAAGAATCAGATAGAACAGGACATGTCTCCCTTTGGTTTTATTGATGATGGGTTGGAAGATGATACTGTTGTGGATGACCAAGGGAATATATGGACTATAGATATGAATGATTCTAATCCAGAAAATTGGAAATTGGATGAGTATGGAGATAGAAACTTTATGTGGGACTATCGCTAAGTTCACTTTTTTCTAAATAATATTAGACAAAAATTGATTTATCATCAGGAGTTAAACGCATGGCTAGCACGCTTCTATCGCCAGGGGTAGAGATCCAAGAAAGAGATCTTACCATTGGATCGATTGAGACGGTTGACGTAAACGTAGGAGCTATTGCTGGTGCCTTCACAAAAGGACCAGTATTGACACCAATACGCATATCAACAGAAGCTCAATTAATTGAAACCTTCGGTGAACCCACTGATGCAAATGCAGAGACTTGGTGGACTGCTGCAAGTTTCCTATCATACGGTGGAGTATTGGATGTAGTAAGAGCATCTACTTCAGGACAACTAAGTGCTTCAGACGACGGTACAACCTCACCATACATTCTTTCTATTCCAACGAAAGATGTATACGAGGCAACTTACTTCGATGCAGGTAATAATGCATTCAAGTGGGCATCAAGAAATATCGGTACAGATCAGAATGCTCTAAGAGTAGCAACTATAGATGCTGGTGCGGATATAACTTTAACCCTTGACGGTGCATTAGGAACAACAACAGTAGGTACCCAAGTTCAGACCGCCTCTGCTAGCCCCAACGGTGCTAAATCTGGGTACATCTTTGCTTGGGATGGTGCTTCTAATAAAGTATCCTTAATTACTTCTGATACATGGGTCGCAACTGACCTCATTGAGAACGGTGTTACCGACCTCAACGTCACTGCAACTGTCTCATGGTATGATGAGCAAACAGTTTTTGCTGGTCTTAATTGGAGTTCAATTGGTCCTCGTCCTGGAACTTCTCCTTTCGTATCTGCTCGTGGTGGATCGAAGGATGAAATTCATGTTGTAGTATATGACGGAACAGGCGATATCAGCGGAGTTCCAAATACAGTTCTTGAGAAGTTTACATATTTGTCTAAGGCAAATAATGGTAAGACTGCTGAAGGATCTGGTAACTACTATCCTCAAGTTTTCCTAGACAAATCAAACTGGGTATACTGGGGATCTCATGAAGCTACTGATCTATACGATGTAAGTGCTAACCAAGCTGCTACTGGTAACCTTGCTGGTACTAACAACGCTGGTAACGATAGCACAACCGAATTTGATTTAATCGGTGGAAGATCTTACACCTTGGCAAAAGGTGCTGAATCAGGTGGAGCGACATCTGGAGAGATCATCACAGCAATGCAAGAGTTTGCTGATCCTGAAACAATCATGATCGATTATCTACTGGCAGGTCCAGGAGATACTGGAAGTGGTGCATCTGCAAAGACTAATACAAAGGCTGTTGCAGCTGCTGCATTAACAATTGCTTCTGCTCGTAAAGATTGTATCGCATTCCTCTCACCATATAGAGGAGATGTTGTTGGAGTAACAAGCTCTGCAACACAAACACAAAACGTAGTTGACTTCTACGATACACTTCAAGCAACATCATTCGGTGTGTTTGATAATACTTGGAAGTATGTCTACGACAGATTTGCAGACAAGTATCGTTACGTACCTGCCAACGGAGATGTTGCAGGATTATGTGCCGCTACTACTGCTAATGGTTTACCTTGGTTCTCACCTGCTGGTTTGAATCGTGGTGCAATCAAGAATGCTGTTAAACTTGCATTCTCACCACCAAGAACAGAGAGAGATAAACTCTATCAGAATAGAATTAACCCAGTTACTTCTCTTCCTGGTCAGGGTATCATCCTGTTCGGAGACAAAACTGCTCTCGCTTCACCATCTGCTTTTGATCGCATTAACGTTCGCCGTCTCTTCAACGTGATTGAGAAGACAATCGGCAACGCTGCGAAGGGGGTTCTTTTTGAACTTAATGACGAATTCACTCGTAACAACTTCAAGAATGTTGTTGAACCATATCTTAGAGGCATTCAAGCCGAAAGAGGTATCACTGATTTCTTGGTAGTTTGCGACGAAACCAATAACACTGGTGCAGTCATTGATAGTAACGAGTTCAAGGCTGATTTCTATATCAAGCCAGCACGCTCGATCAACTTCATCACACTGACATTCATTGCAACACGTACTGGTGTTAGCTTTGAAGAAGTCGTCCCCAAACGCTAATTAATTAAAGGAGCACACTAAGAAAATGGCTAAACCATTAGGGATCCTAACGTTCCAGAAAGCAATAAGAGGTGCAGTTAGACCTAACCTCTTCCAGGTTACACATCAATGGCCAGACACTGTGACTGCGCCAACACTAAAGGCTGGTGA